GAAGACGAAATTGAAACAACATCTAACTTAATTAGTCTTTTAGATGATAACACTTCTAATTATATTAAATTAAATGAAGCTGAAATTGAAACAACATCTAACTTAATTAGTTTATTAGATGATAACACATCTAATTATATTAAATTAAATGAAGCTGAAATAGAGATAACATCTAACTTAATTAGTCTATTAGATGATAACACTTCTAATTATTTCAGATTAAATGAAGTAGAAATTGAAACAACATCTAATTTAATTAGTCTATTAGATGATAACACATCTAATTATATTAAATTAAATGAAGCTGAAATTGAAACAACATCTAACTTAATTAGTCTATTAGATGATAACACTTCTAATTATTTCAGATTAAACGATGCCGAAATTGAAAGAACATCTAACTTAATTAGTCTATTAGATGATAACACATCTAATTATATTAAATTAAATGAAGTTGAAATTGAAACAACATCTAACTTAATTAGCCAATTAGATGATAATACTTCTAACTATTTCAGAGAAAGTGAAGCTGAAATTGAGAGAACATCTAATTATCTAAAATTAAGTGAAACAAAAGTAAATGATTTAGAAAATATAGTTTCTACTCTCGAGGATAATTCATCTAATTATATACGTGATGTAAATATTAATACATCTAACTATTTTGATGATAATGAAGCTGAAATTGAGAGAACATCTAACTTAATTAGTCTATTAGATGATAACACATCTAATTATATTAAATTAAATGAAGCCGAAATTGAAATAACATCTAACTTAATTAGTCTATTAGATGATAACACATCTAATTATATTAAATTAAATGAAGCTGAAATTGAAAGAACATCTAACTTAATTAGTCTATTAGATGATAATACTTCTAACTATTTCAGAGAAAGTGAAGAAGAAATTATTAATACATCTAATTATATATCTGATGTATTAACATCTGTAATTAATAATGATAGTTATACTTCTAATTATTTCTATTTAAATGAAGCAGAAATTTTTAGATCTTCTAACTTAATTAGTCTATTAGACGATAATACATCTAATTATTTTAGAGAAAATGAGGAAGAAATATTCAGATCATCTAATTTAATTAGTCAATTAGATGATAATACTTCTAATTATATTCATAAAATTGAAAATAAAACTAAATCTTTAGAATTAATTGAATCTGATACTAATCTTAAATTAAATTGTGATTTAATTATTTCTGGTTCATTAGAAGTTACAGGAAATAGTATTAATTTTACATCAGCTAGTTATCAAACAGAAGATTTAGAAATAGTTACTAATGCAAATTCGGATTCACATTCATTGTCTATAACACATGGTCCAAATAATTATAATATAATTAATGCTACTAATGATTCAGGTGATGTATTTGTAATTGATAAAGATATAAACGTAGGTATTAAAGTAGCAAATCCAACAGTAGAATTAGATATACTTGGTGGTATTAAATTTACTACAAATATAAATGATATTAGTTCTACTGAATTAAATTATTTAAATGGCACTACTCAAAATATTGAAACTAATTTCAGTGTTACATCTAATCATATTAGTATTTTAGACGATAGTACATCTAATTATATTAAATTAAATGAAGTCGAAATTGAAACAACCTCTAACTTAATTAGTCTATTAGATGATAACACATCTAATTATATTAAATTAAATGAAGCAGAAATTGAGATAACATCTAACTTAATTAGTCTATTAGATGACAATACTTCTAACTACTTTAGAAAAAGTGAAGCTGAAATTGTGGGAACATCTAATTATCTAAAATTAAGTGAAACAAAAGTTAATGATTTAGAAAATATAGTTTCTACTCTCGAGGATAATTCATCTAATTATATCCGTGACGTTGATCTTAATACATCTAACTATTTTGACGATAATGAAGTTAATAATTATAATACATCAAATCATATTTTGGCGATTGATACTAAATTCATTACAGATATTAGTGCATTAGATACTAGAGTAACAGGTAATGATACTGATATTACAAATACATCAAATCATATATTTGCAATTGATACTAAATTCATTACAGATATTAGTGCATTAGATACAAGATTAACTGATAATGATACTGATATTACAAATACATCAAATCATATATTAGCAATTGATACTAAATTCATTACAAATATTAGTGCATTAGATACTAGAGTATCAACTAATGAAACTGATATTACAAATACATCAAATCATATATTAGCAATTGATACCAAAATCATTACTGATATTAGTGCATTGGATACAAGAATAAATGATAATGATACTGATATTAGTTCATTAGATACAAGAATAACTGGTAATGATACTGATATAACTGCTTTAGATAGTAGAGTATCAATTAATGAAACTGATATCACAAATACATCAAATCATATATTAGCAATTGATACTAAATTTATTAGTGATATTAGTGTATTAGATACTCGAGTATCAACTAATGAAACTAATATAACAAATACATCAAATCATATATTAGCAATTGATACTAAATTCATTACTGATATCAGTGCATTAGATGTAAGAATAACTGGTAATGATACTGATATTAGTACTTTAGATACAAGAATAACTGGTAATGATACTGATATTAGTGCATTAGATACACGAGTATCAATTAATGAAACTGATATAGTTAATACATCTAATTATTTAGATATAATTGAATCTAAAACTTCTAATATTGAAATTATTGAATCTGGAAATATTAAATTAAATAGCGATTTAACTATTACAGGTGAATTAACTGTAACTGATCTAAATGTAACTGGTTCTTCAACTCAAATTAATACTACAACTTACGAAACTGAAAATCTACAAATTAATAATAATCAAGGCGATGGTCCATCTTTAAAAATAGATCATAAAAATGACGATGATGATATAATTCAAATATTCAATGATACAACTAGATTATTTACTATTGATCCAAGTGGTAATGTAGGTATTTTTAACAGTGATCCACAATATACATTAGATGTAACTGGTAATATTAATTTTACTGGTAATTTAACACAAGGTGGTAGTGCATTTACATCATATACTGATACAGATGTTATTAATTTATTAGAATCAAATCATATTAAATTTAATACCAATGATATTGAAATTGACGAAGATTTCTATATTAAAAATGATAATACATTAAGTATTGGTAGTTTTAAATCAGAACATGTAACTATCAATGCCAATAATAATTTTACATTTAAAAGTTCAGGAAGTGGACCAGTCCAAGTTTTTAAGATAATTATTCAAGGCGTCAGTGGTAATACAGACCAAAATGCTGATGTAAGAGAGTTTGAATTTTTAGGTTTAAATGATGGTACTAATAATTATGCAAGTGGCGACAGACGAAGTATTATATCAGTAACTACTACATTACCAGTAGCACAATATCCAGCATCTCCGCCAGTAAGTACTGCAAATTGGGTAGATGGAAATAATTTAAATTATGCTCAAAATAGTTTAAATAGTTATTATATATCTGGTAATAATACAGTAAATAATACTAAAAACTTCACTTTTACATTTACGGGTTCAAATAAACCAAATGCTAGTTTGTTATCTGGTTTTAGAATATATTATGATAGAAGTGATTTTTCATCTGATGCTAATTGGGGTACATGGGATTTGATTATTGAAGATCAAAATGGTAATCAACATACAATGATTAATAATATGGTTTTTACTGAATCAAACGCAATAGATACAACAACTCAACATTATTTAGAATTTACATCAGGTATTTCATATCCACAAGATGTTGTATTTAATAATACCATATATAATATAAATAAATCAGATGGAATTGTTAATATTATAAATGGATTAAATGTTACTAATGGCAATGTTGGTATTAAAACATCTAATCCACAATATGAATTAGATGTTGATGGTGATATTAATATTAGTTCTGGTTCGAGTTTTAAAATTAATGGTGTAGCAATTGCAACAACGGATACAATTTATACAGGTGGTACAGGTATTTCCATAAGTGGAACAACAATTATTTCTGAAATAACTCAATACTCTGATATCGATGTATTAAATGTATTAAGTACTAAAGGCGGTGATGGTATATCTTGGAATGTTGGAACAAATAAATTTGATTGTGATATTAATGAATATCAAGATAGTGATGTTACATCATTATTAAATAGTGGAATTAGCGGCGGATTAATAGTTAACAGTGGTGATGTAAAAGTTACAGACAGAATAGGCATTGGTACATCAACACCAGACTCTAGTTCAAAATTACATATATATGATACTAGTGATTTGTTTAAAGTTTCTAATACTGCAATAACTACTTATAAAGATATATTACCGGCAACAGATGATGCTGTAGATCTCGGTTCTGCAGATAAAAAATTCAGAGATATTTATGTTGGCGATAATTCATTATGGGTTGGTGATAAACATAAGATAGTTATATCTGATGGTAAAATGAAATTTAGAAAAAGAAAAACAGATTACATACCAGATATAATTATTGCATCTGGTGGATCTGGTGCAGAAGCAATGAGTTATTCTGGAGTGCAAAACGCAAGTGATATGCAATTGCATCACTGGTTAAGTTATTTACGAACACTACCTAGTGCACCCCTCAAACCCAATATAACTGATATATTCAGAGATACTGCAGATGATTATGATGAAGAAATTGCAACTGATGTATGGTTACATCAAACTGCAAATAATAATATATATTTGGGTACAAATTATACGAATATTGGTATTGGTAATACAAATCCTCAATATACATTAGATGTATCTGGTAATATTAATTTCACTGGTAATTTAACACACGACGGTAGTGCATTTACATCATATACAGATGCTAATGTATTAACTGTATTAAGTACTAAAGGTGGTGATGGTATATCTTGGAATGTTGGAACAAATAAATTTGATTGTGATATTAATGAATATCAAGATAGTGATGTTACATCATTATTAAATAGTGGAATTAGTGGTGGATTAAAAGTTACTGGTGAAGTAGTAGTAGATGGTGGTGTTGGTGTTGGTAGTGCTGGTGTATTACATGTTAGACAAAAAGGTAATACTAATGGTGATGGCATTGCATTAACATCTAGTTTTGGAACATCACATAGAATATGGAAAGATAGCAATGGAATATTATCTATTGGTCCAACAACTTCATCAGATTCTTATCAATTTAGACAAGATGTTAATGGTAATGTTGGTATTGGTGCATCAATTAATACAAATTATAAATTAAATATAGGTGGTAATGTTAATTTTACTGGTAATTTAACACATAATGGTAGTGCATTCACATCATATACAAATTCTGATGTAACATCATTATTAACATCTGGTGTAAGTGACATAACCTTTACAAATAGTATAAATAATATATCAGCAACAGAATTTAATTATTTAGATGGTACAACACAAAATATTAATACGAATTTTACAAATACATCAAATCATATTGATTTAATAGATAGTAAATTTAATGATATTGATATATTAGAAGGCAATACTTCAAATTATATTAATAACATTGAAAGTAAAACTTCAAATATTGAAATATTATCTGATGGAAATATTAAATTAAATAGTGATTTAGAAGTATCTGGACTACTAACTTTAAATAATTTAACTTTAAATGATGAATTAATTGTAAAAGGTCATATTATAACAGATAGAATTACTATACTAGATATTGATAATGAAAATATTATTTCATCTGTTTCATCTGGAAATAGTGGAGATATAAGATCATTTATTGGTACATATGAATATGGTGCTAATTATAAAGATAATTTAGATTGTAGTACATACACAGTATCATCAATTGTATCATTTACCAAGATATATTTAAATAATTTTACTTCATCAAATAATAATACTATTCATAAAGGCGATATTATACTATTAGAATATACTGGGGGAACAATTTATAGAAAAGCATTTGAAGTAGATTATACAAATAATTATATAACTTTATATAATGATGCTGAAACAGATGTAGATACAAATATTACAGTATCATATACAACAATTAGAAAATCTAATTATTCATTATTATTTAATGATAATGGCATATATGATAATTCTTCATCGCATATAGTAAATAATACTTCAACAGTATTTAATGTACCATCAAATAGAATTTATAATATTAATATAAATGTTAATTATGATTTAACACATGGCACTGATTTCTGTAAATTATATGTTAAAATTAAAAATAATTCTGTCGAGGAATATATTAGAAGATTCACTTTACAACCTATTACAATGATAAATAATAATTATACTGCTTCATTGAATGCATCTTTTAAAATAAAATTACAAAAAGATGATATAATAACATTTGAAACAAATTATAAATTAATAGAAGGTTATTTAGATATTAGCGGATTTTAAAAAAATATAATTCTTATAATTAGTATTATATATTAATATTAATGGATCACATTGATAATTTTAGTTTAACTAAACTATCGTTTAAAAAATCAAAAAAAAATTCTGCTGATAAATATTCTAAAAAAAAATTATTATCAGAAATGATTTCAACAAAAAGTTATTTATCAAATTATAGAAATAAAATTATAAATTCATTTATATTATTTGGATGCTGGAATCATATTGATTGTTCTTCCAAAAATAGTCCTATATTTAGAGATATTATTATAAAACAAGCAAAAAAAGAGCCTGAAAAATTATTAATTATTGCTGGTGATAATTGGTATTCACAAAATTATGTTACTAACAATATATCTTATAAATATTATCCATTTACTACATTAACATCAGGGTATTCATTATTATTAAATAATTCAAATAAAGAATTTGATATAATTTTAGGTAATCATGATGAAAACAATGATAATATTATAAATAATGATAATCCACAATTAAAAAGAGACTGTATGTTAAAAGTACAAAAATATGTTATTGAAAAAATAGCAAAAAAAAAACCAATATATAAAATACCTTCATTAGAAGAATTACAAAATATTACTATTGATAATATGTTTATTAATAATATTAATTTATTAACATGTATTGATAAACCAATTATAAAAGAATTATCTAAAGGAGTTTATATTATATATATAAATACTAATTTATTTGATAATTATACTTATAAAAATAAAAGTATCGATACAAATAATATTTCTATGCGTTATATGTTATCATATATAACTTATATTACTAAAATATTAAAAATATTTAAACCTAAATTATTATTTGTTACTGGACACAATCCACTTATTGCATATAGAAAAAAATCTTATCATAAATTAAATAAAATATATGATGACGAGGTGGGTGGTGGTGCACATATTATGAAAATTTTAATTAATGAATTAAATAAATATAAAACAATATATTTATGTGCAGATATTCACAATTTTAATATTGCTTTATTAAATAATAATTTAGGAACAATTATTTCAGGTACAGGTGGTGGATCACCTGATATTGAAGATTTTGAAGGTAAAATTGATAATATATTATTATCACCAAACGATGATATATTTAATATTTCAGATCATTATATATATAATGCATATGGATATACTAAAATTAAATATGATAAAAATTATAACGTGTATGTAACATATAAACAATTATTTAATGCAAATAAGGATACTAAATTTGAAAATAAAGTAATAAACAAAGGTATTAAAACATATAAATTCAAATTTATCAATAATGAAAAAGGTTGGGAATTGAAAAAAATGAAAGATAGAATTTCTGATAAAAAAATTGAATTAAATATTCCTTTATTAATAAATCAAAAAAATAAATACTGTAAAATTTTAAAATCTAATAGAAAAGATAATATAACAGCATTAATATCATTAAATCAACTGGTGAAATCAACTAAATTAAATTATAAATATTTAAATAATGATCCAAATACACCATTATTATGTTTTTATAAAAAAAAACAGTTGAAAAATAAATCAATTAAAAAATAAAAAATATATATTATTAGTAGTCTAAGAAGATATTAAATGGAAGCATTAAATACTATTTTATTAATTTTAATTTTATTAATTTTAATATATTGCATGTTTAAAGTAAAAATAAAAACCAGAGAAAATTTTTTTAAAAAGAAAGGTAGTTACTACCCGGGCACGAAAGTTCGTTTACATAAACCCGGAATGGGACATGAATGGAAAGAATCAGAATTCGCTAAGCAAAAGAAGCTACATCCAGTAAGAGTCGTTAAAAGTGGACCCAAATACCCTCACAAAACGATATCGAAACCAAAATCGAAATCATGTTTTTGTACTAATGGTACTGCTGTAAGTGATGTAATATGTCCTGGAAAAGGACTAGAACAATGTAGAAAATGTAATACAAATTATAGACTTGCTAATGTTTGTCTTCAAAATTAAAAAAATATTAATTATAATTAATAATGATGATTAAATGTCATTGATGGGATTTGAACCCATGCGTACATAAGTACAGCAGAACTTGAGTCTGCCCCCTTAGACCACTCGGGCACAATGACATATTCAAAATTATGAATTATGATTAATAAAAAAATAATTATTTTTAAAATTAATAAATATAACCTTTATTTATGGATTTGTCATCAGTGGGGTTCGAACCCACGAGTGCTATGCACATCAGATCTTAAGTCTGACCCCTTAGACCGCTCGGGCATGATGACATACTCAAAATTATGAGTTATATTTATTATAAAAAAAATTTAAATATATCAAATAATAATTTTATATGCATAATCTATTTACATATTTATTATTCATATATATATATATATATATCTTTATATAATTTTATTTTTGAAAAAACAATAATATATTCAATAAATTTAAAATAGCATCTAGTTCTCTTATTTTTGAGATTAAAATATCAATTTCATTATTTAATGTATTTATTTTTTTTCTTTTATCTAATTCTATCTTAATATTATCTTTATTTGTTGATATTTCAATTGTTTTTACATTTTTAATATCAAGATATATATTTTCTCCTATTATTATATTTTTAATTTTTACATCATCATTATTAATATAAGTATTATTATTTTTAATTTCATTAATTTCATTAATATCATTTATAATATTCAAACTATCATTAACAAATCTTTCTAATGTTTCTGTATTAGATGCTGAAATATTTTGTAATATTCTTTGTGATTTTCGTGAATAAACAAGAGCTTTTACATATAAATTCCTCTTATCATTTAAACATTTGGAATTAATAATATTAAAATCATTTTTAATATTTTTTTTACCATTATTCATATTTAATTTGAATGATAATGAATATGTAATAAAATTACATAATAATAATAATAGAAATTTTTTATTCATAATATCTAATCTCCAGATATATATAAATTATTTATATTATTTTCATTTTTTTATTTTATTACTATCTTAAAAATAATTATAATATAATTCATTGTTTTTAATAATTTTATTAAAAATTTCTAAATTTTTATTATAATTCTCATTATATTTTTCATAATTATTATAATATTCATAATTTTTTTTCTTTTTAATTGAAGAAATATATTTCTCTTTTAATAAAAAATATAATAACTTTATTATATATACAATAAACATTGTAAATATAACAATTGAATAAAAATCTAGAATATTTTTAATTAATTGAAACATAGATAATTATAATTCAATAAACATTTTATCATTTTTTAAATTATTTAATTTTAATTATTTTTAATACGTTCTAATATTTTATTTCGCCAATAATCTATTAAGAGAATGTCTTTATTAATATAATTTTCTTTTTCATTATATCCAATAACTTTTTTTTCATTAATAATATTTATAATATTATTTATATCTGAATATATCATATTATTTTCAAATATTTCTTTATAATTTATGTTAGATATTGGAATTGAATTTAAACCAATACATTCATAATGACGAAAACAATCATCTCTATCTCCACTTGTAGATATAGTAAATTTACTTTCTAAAATTTTATTTAAGTATTCATTATAAGGTAAGCATTTATTTTTTACATTATTAAATATAGAATGTCTTCTTATGTGATTATTTGCTAGTGATCCATGTATTACAAATGGTGAATTAAAACAAAAATTAGTTTTTGTGTCATTATTTAATATTTTATTGTAATTATTCTTTACAAAATTCATATACTTATTAACATCATGTTGACGTATTCCATATGGAAATCCCATATATTTTTTATGATTTTGATAAATAGGATTATGTGATATCCATAGAATAAGTTTATTATTATTTATAAAATCATCTGTCATTTTATTTCTACTAATTTCAGGAATATTTAAATGAAATTGAGATGTTATTACTACTATTTTACATTTTATTTGTGGCAATATATCATTTACAAAATTATTAAATAAAGCAACTTGAACTTGAATTATATCCCCTTCTTTTATTTTATCAAAATTTTTATTTAAATATAAATCATTTGTATCTTTATTTATTAATTCTTTTATATCAACTTCTATATATTGACCATATCCTTTATATATTTCTGTTGAATAATGATGATCACATATTAAATATGGTGCAATTGGTGTAATAATATATTTCAAATAATTATCACAATTCAAATTAATAATTTTATCCATTTATTATATAAAACTAATATTATTTTTTTAAATCAATTGATACAAATCCTTTATTTTCAAACATACCTAAAGGACACCAATTAGGTGTTTTATTTAAATAATATATTTTTGAATAAAAACCTAAATATCCTATTACAGCAGAATATGAACCATGTGATAATATAATATTTTTACAAGTACTACCGAACTGAATTGTTTCAACTGGATTTTTGTTAATAAAAATAGCATTCGGATATAAAGTTTTTATTTTTCTTATTAATTCATCATTAAAATTATCAGAACCTATATATATATTATCATAATTCAATAACTTAATACAATGTAAATAATAATCTATTCCTACATTATGTTGTTTAGCATCTGTTAATCTAATGTGAATAAATAAATCATTATTATTATTATAACGTTCTTTATATGGATTTTTTTCTATTATATCTTTCATATTATCTTTTAAATGTTTATGTAAAATAGTAGTTATTTCTTCCGTTTGAAAATAACCTTTCATTAGATCAAAATTAGCATTATTTATAATATTATTATTATAATAATTCATATAATTATTTTCATTTATTAATATATTTTCATTATATTTTTTATTACCATTAAATAATTTTATTCCTAATTTATTATTTATATTATCATAATTTGAATAATCTGTATATAAATCGTATTTTTCTGCAAGTTTACTCAATGCTAAATTCCGTATAACTTGATTACATAATCTCCCATTTTGTTCTGTTGTTTTTGACATATCTATTAGATATCTAATATTTTTTTAAATTATTTTTAATCACATTATTTATTTATAAATCATTTTATATTCTAATTCATTTTCTAATTCAATTTCAAATTCATTTTTTAAATAATAATTTAATAAATATTCAGTATTTTTTTTATTTTTATCAATATATAAATTAATTGGTTTTTTTAAAATTTTTTTTGAAGTATCTATTAATTGTTTTGCTATACCTTTTCTACGATATTCTATATCTGTACATATTTGATTTAATAAATTATCATAAATTCCTAAAAATCCAATAATTTCTTTATTTTTTTTATAAATTATAACAGTTTTATAATCATTAAAACGATTTTTTTCAAAATTTGCATTTATTATTTGATTACAATTATATATTTCATTATTTGTTAAACTTGTTACAGGTTTAATTGATATCATTTATTTAAATACTAATAAAAAAAATGATAAATTTTTTATATAAATATTAATTATTTATATAAATACAAGATGGCGAACAATGAATATATTGATGATATTTGTTGGGATATTTTAGATATTTATTTTCAAAAAGGTGCATCATCTGAATCATGTAATCCACTTGTTAAACATCAGATAGAAAGTTATAATAAATTTCTAGATTCTACATTGGAATTTATAATTAAAGGTTTTAATCCTATTAAAATTTCTTCGCCTGTTAAAGTTGGTGATAATTCCAATAAAAACTATAAAATCAATTTAAATGTCATTGATCCTTCATTAACCAAACCATCGTATTTTTTAGCAGATGGTACACAAACTGTTATGAGTCCACATATTGCAAGAATGAATAATTTAACATATTCAAGTAATTTATATGTTAAAGTTCATTTAATAATTGAAACAACTAATAGTGATGGTATTACTGAAAAGTTTGATAAAACTGTTAATGATGTTTATATTGGCAAGATTCCTATTATGGTTAGATCTAAAGCTTGTTTTCTACATCAGATACCTGGAATTGGCGAAGAAGATAATAATGAATGCAAATATGATTATGGAGGATATTTTATTATTAATGGTAATGAAAAAGTTTTAATTTCACAAGATAGAATTAATGAAAATAAAACTTTGATTTTTAAACCAAATAATAATACTGATGGAATATATGCTGAAATTCGTTCAATGAGCGATCATAATTATTTACCACCTAAAACAACTAGTTTAAATATGACTGGTAAAGTTAATCATATGGGGCGTATTATTAGATTGAACACTTCATTTATTAGAAGTGAAATTCCTGTATTTATTATGTTTAGAGCTCTTGGTATTATTAGTGATAAAGAAATTATCGAACATATTGTTTATGATATTGATGATCCCAATAATGCAAAAATTATGAATGAATTAATGGCATGTTGTGAAGATGCATGTGATATTCATACAAAAGAACAAGCAGAAAATGTTTTAATTCGTATAATGTCTGGTACTAATAACAAAACATTAGATCATACATCATTGTTACATACAAATTTAATAAATGATTTTCTACCACATGTTGGTAAAAGTTATAGAAGAAAAGGTGTATATTTAGGATTCATGATTAGAAAGATGATTAAAATCCATCTTGGCTTAATTGATTTTGATAACAGAGATTCATATATGAATAAAAGGATCGATACACCTGGTATTTTAATGAGTAATTTATTCAGACAATGTTATGGTAAAATGACCAAAGAAATTAAAGGACTTATTGAAAGAGAGTTAAGTTTATGGAGAGCAAATCAAACTCAACAAAATTCTATTGATACAATTACTGATAATAATATTCATAGATATTTTAAACAATCTTTATTGGATTCATGGTTAAAATACTCATTATCAACAGGAAATTGGGGTATTAAAAGTATTGGTAGTTTTCAAAATATTAAACAAGGTGTATCACAAGTTTTAAATAGAATGTCATATGCGAGTACATTGTCTCATCTTCGCAGAATTAATACTTCTATGGAAAAAAATGGTAAATTAGTACAACCTCGTAAATTAGATAATTCTCAATTTGGTATGATATGTCCTGCAGAAACACCAGAAGGAGCTTCTGTTGGATTAGTTAAAAATATGGCTCTAAGTACTAATATTTCACTAGCAATGAGTAGTGTTTTTATTAGAGAATTATTATTAGATTTTGGTGTAGTTATTTTCAATGATTTATATAATTATGTTTCTAATAAAGATTTTAATAATCATTGGAATATGAGTGATTATCTTAAAAATTTAGGAAACAATAAAAATGTTGTAGTTCAAATTAATGGTGATATTATTGGTTATCACACTGATCCCGTAGTTCTATTTAATAAACTAAAACATTATAAACGTTGTGGTATTATTTATCCAATGACATCCATAATATGGAATATTAAAGATAACCTCATTATCATTAGTACAGAAGCAGGTAGAATGTTTAGACCTCTTTTAATAGTTGATATTGATAAAAATACAGGTAAAAGAGAATTAAGAATTCTTAAAATGTTAAGAGAAAGAAAGCAAACTTGGAATGAATTTTCAAAAGATAAATCTTTTGAAACATTTATTGCACCATGTGCTGGATGTAATATCATTAATCATGATTATGATAAATATGAAGAAGGTTTTATAGAATATTTAGACACAGATGAAATTAATTTTGCAATGCTTTCTATGAATTATTTAGAATTAGAAAAAGGTATGAAAGGTACCTCATATCCACCTTTCTATACTCATTGTGAAATTCATCCAAGTTTAATCAATGGTATTTTAGGTGTTAATATTCCATTTAGCGATCATAACCAATCTCCTAGAAATTGTTATCAATGTTTATCACAAAATGAAACAGTTTTATTAAGTAATGGTGATTTTGTTAAAATTAAAGATATTTCCATTGGTGATAAGGTTGTTTGTTTTAATCCTGAAACAAAAAAAACAGAACATACAACAGTAATTAATCATTATAATAGAATTACAAATAAAATCGTATATGATATTAATACTATTAGTGGAAGAATTATTACTGCTACAAATGATCATAAATTTATAACTAATTCGGGTTGGTTAGAAGTTCAAAATTTTGATATAAATACAAAAATTGGTATTTATATGAATATCAAAGATAATAAAATTAATAACATATTTGATAATATTAATCACGAAATATTATTAAATAATACTGATTTGAATTTAAATATTAAAGATACTAATAATATTTATTATACAAAAGCATTATTACCATTAGATAATAATAATATTAAATTACCAATTATTGCAAGATTATGTGGATATTATTATGTAAATGAACTTAATTTTGATAATGAAAATGATAAATTAGAATTTATTAATGATGTAAAATATATTGGTTTTGAAGAATATAATATATTTGATATTAGATTTATAATTTATATTAAAAAATTATGTAATGATATATCATGGTTATCTAAATGTTCTATTTATATTAAAAAAGAATTTCTATCATCATATCTTACTGTAAATTCTAAAAAGAATTCTAAAGTTAATAGTTTTGAAAACTTTATTTCTGATACTAATTTAATTATTGATTATATTATTGATAAACAAAAAAATAATATTACTGATTACTATTATAAATTTAATATTGATTTAGAAAATAAAGAAATTGTTGATTATTTTATGAAAAATATTGGAATTAGATATAATAATAATTTATTAAAAGAAGTATTTACAGTTTATGAATATTATAATCATATTAAATTTCTTAATAATTTTAATAAAAATAATATTAATATTATATGTAATTCTTTAGACGAATGGAAGTCTAATATTACTATTGTAAATGATATATGTTTTATACCATTTAATAATAAATATATTAATAAAAATAGATTAATTTCCGATATAACAGTCCAGAGTGATAATCATAGTTTTATTGGTGGTAATGGATTTGCTGTTAGTAATTGTGCTATGGGCAAACAAGCGCTAGGTATATATATGAGTAATTTTAATAAAAGAATTGATACAATGGGAAATATTTTAAATTATCCGCAAATACCGCTTGTATATACTAAATTATCAAAATATACATATAGTAATGAATTACCTTCTGGTACAAATGCTATTGTTGCTATTATGACACATACTGGTTTTAATCAAGAAGATAGTGTTATGATTAATAAATCTTCATTAGATAGGGGTTTATTTACAAGTACTTATTACAAAGCATTTCGTGATGTTTGTAGTAAAAATCATAGTACCGGAGAAGAAGAAGAATTTATAAACCCAGATATTTCTACAACTACTAATTTAAAACCATTTAGTTATAGTAAATTATCAGATAATGGTTTTGTCAATAAAAATACTCACGTTGATGGCAATGATATTATTATTGGAAAAGTAATGCCTAAAAAAAACAATGGTCTTAAAAATAATCATGATTGTAGTACATGTATGAAAGCTAATGATGACGGTTATATTGATATGAATTATTCTAATATTAATAGTGAAGGATATAAATTTTGTAAAGTACGTGTAAGAAATAATAGAAGACCTGAAATTGGTGATAAACTTGCTAGTAGAAGTGCACAAAAGGGTACAATTGGAATGATTTATAATCATGAAGATATGCCATTCACAAAAGATGGTATTACACCTGATATTATTATGAATCCACATGCTATTCCTTCGCGTATGACTATGGCACAATTAATGGAATGTATTATGGGAAAAGCATCATGTCATATTGGTGCATCTGGTGATGCAACTCCATTTACAAATTGTTCTGTAGAAAGTATTGCAAAAGTATTAGAATTATCTGGCATGGAAAGATATGGTAATGAAATTATGTATAATGGCAGAACAGGAGAACAAATCAAAACTGAAATTTTTATTGGACCGACATATTATCAAAGATTAAAACATATGGTTACTGATAAATTACATAGCAGAGGTTCTAATGGTCCCATTGTTATGCTTACTAGACAACCTTCTGAAGGTAGAGCTAGAAATGGTGGTCTAAGATTAGGTGAAATGGAAAGAGATGCTGTATTATCTCATGGTATGAGTAATTTCTTAAAAGAAAGAATGTTAGATGTATCTGATAATTATAGATTATTCTTATGCAAAACATGTGGTATGACTGCAAATGTAAATCCAGAAAAAAATATATATAAATGTGTAAATTGTAATCAAAAAATTAATATAATTCAAACTAGAATACCATATGCATTCAAACTATTAAGTCAAGAATTATATACTATGAATATTATGATGAGATTTATATGTAATTAACTTAATTCTTTATCTTTTATCTTTGTATCATAATAATCATATAAATAATAATAATTATTTTTTGCACTATCTTTATAATCTTTTATTTCTAATAATTCATTATATTTATTATTAACTCTATATGAATTATTTATATTTATACATGCTAATCTATTTGCTTCTTTAAAATTATATTCGCAATTTAGATAATAATTTACATACTCTTCAAATATATTATTTTTTAATTCATTAAATTCACTTTTTTTATTTTCATATTCTAGATAATATCTAGCATATCTCCATGATATATCATAATATCTTTTTGTAAACTTATCATATTCATCTGAATCGACTGACATTATTTATTATTTAATATTCAAAAAAAATAATTCATTTTTTATATTTTTTATAATATAAATTTTAAATATTTTTTAGTATCTTCCCAACCATAATTAAATAATTTTTTTGATGTTTTATAATCTAAATAGTGTTTATTATTAATATCCCATTCTCTACCCCAACTATTACAATTTATATTAAATATATTATCTTCTATCTTATTTATTATTTTATTATTTTCAACATATTTAGATTTTACTTTATGTTCTGAATTAAAAGCACCATCGTAATATTTCATATTATCATATTTATAATATAATTTATTTCCAGATATATACGGTATATATGAACTACAATGACATTTATGTATTAAATCACTTATATTATTAAAATTACTAAAAACTACTTTCTCATTATTTAAAATATTATTATATTTTGTTGCAATTATATTTATATTATCATCTTCTTTTATTATCTCATTTTTATATCTATCTAATAAAATTTTAATAGTATTATTTTGAAATTTATGCATATTATATAAGTCTATTTTGGTATCTTCATTTAATTCAAATATTTTTTTCCATATATAATCATGTTGTGTTAAATCTTTTTCATATTTATATAATAAAGAGCAATATGCACCACCTGATGTACCTATTAATTTATAATTAGTAATATAATTTGTTTTTTTTATATATCCAATTGCACCTAAACTATACGGTATTAATAATCCGGTAGATCCTATATTTAATACATAATTATATCCTGATACAACGGACATATATATAAATAATATTATATATATAATTTTCATTTATTATTTTTTACTATATTTATCTTTAAGTTTTTTTAATTTGTTGTCCATTTTTGTTTTTCTATTTCTATTAATTCTTTTCTACTTCTAACATAATTAAAAAATTTTAATGCTTTATCTATATCAGAAAAGAAATTATCTAATTCATTTATATTTCTTTCTTCATCTTTACTTATTTTAACAAAATTAAGTGATTTTATTTGTGCTTTAAATTTATCTGTTATAAATACTGGTGTTTCTATAAACCATTTATCAAATATTGCTATATAATTTGTTTTATTAAGTACTATAGTTTCTACAGCACTATTACTATATACAATTGTTAATTTTTTTTCATTCATACTATATGTTATATTTGTAATTGTTTCATTTATATTTTCCATTATTTATCAAATCTAATTATATTAAATATAATTTTTTATATTTTTATATAAATATTTAAATATTAAATATTTTTAGAAATAAGATTAATATCTTTTTATAATAAGTATGAGTCTTAAATTAGGTAATGTTAGATTAGGTCAAACTGAAGAAGGGACTTCTGAGAATATTATAAAACTTGATAATTCTGATAAACTTAGTGATCTAATTTTATTACGCAATAATAATGATCCAAGTAATCAAGAATATGGTATTTATAGTAATTTAACAATACGTTATGAAAATTCTTATTTAACTGGTTATATTAATTCTAATTATATTATTACTAGTAATCCACATGCTAATGGTATTTTTGAAAGTGATGATTATATGTTTAGTATATCACATAATAATATTGATTTAAAACATAGTAATATTAATTTAAATTTTACTAATAATTTAAATATTAATAATTTATCTGATATTACAAATAATATTATTAATATTGATAATAATGATAATTCTATAAATTTTAATAATTTTGACATTCAACTCAAATTAAATGATAATAATAAATTTATTATTACAAATACTATCGATGATCTTAAACTATTTGATTTTAATAGTAATCATGCTTCTTTTCATTGTGATTTAATTGTTGATAATCTATATACCGATCATATTCATCCAACTGATATATCAAAAAATATTAGAATAGAAAATTTTGAAATTGGTAAAAATGTTTTTAATGATATTAATATTGGTAGAATTAATAATAATATAGATGAAACTATTCAAAATATTACACCATTAATTTTAAATAATAATATTTATAATAATAATTTTAATAATAATATTTTAGAAGTTCGTAAATATACACACAATACTAATAACGAACAAAATATTGATAATTTTAATACTATTTTTAAACTTGATAATAACGGTTTTATTAATATTGGCAATTGTGATGATATATATAATGAAAAAAATAATAATAGTTATATTTATATTAATAATTATGATAATGATTATGTTTCATCTAATATTCATAATTCTTCTAATGTAGAATTACTATTTAATTATAACGCTAATCATATAGGCGATTCCATTAATATTAATCAATATGGTAATTTAACTATTGGTAATAGTAATTTAAATAATGCATTATTATTTATCAATAGAAATGATGATCGATTAAATTTAGATATTAATAATTCTAATAATATAAATATTGATAATCCTTTATTATCTTTAAATATTAATTATCACACTTCTAATAATTATTTATGGTATTCTTCTCAACGCGATGATTATTATTTACAAAAAATTTTCCCTAATCCTTATTTTCAGGGAGTACCTGTCAATTTTAATAATATCAATGAAGAAGAAGAATTTTTTAATAGGTATAAAAATAATTATTCTAGTAATTTCGCTAATTTAGATGCTAATCTTTCTATTCCACTAGAAGATCCAGATTATCCTAAATTATATTATACTTATCAAAATCATAGATATTACTTTCTTCATGCACAACAAATTAGTAGAATAATTGATTATGATTATACAAAATTAAATTTACAATTAAATAATAGTTGTAATTTAAGTCTTGATGATAATAATATTTTTAATATTCTATATGATCGTTTAAATTTAAAAAATAATGAAAATGAAATTAATTATGAATATAAAGTTGAATCTTGGAATACTGCTATTGGCGACACATATAAATTAAATCATATAATTTATCCTTCTTATTTTGTATACAATAATACTCAAAATTCTTATATTAAAGATATTGAATTACGACTTTTAAATATTAGTACTGCTATTAAAACAGCTCAATATGGATTAATTACTGCAAATTTACCACAATATCTTTATCAGCATTTTATTCTTATTCCTCAAAATCTACCTACTGAAATTGATACTTCTGCTCCTATTAATATTTCGACTGATTCTGAAGTTCAAGGTGAAATAAATGAGTTAAAAAATTTTTTAGCAGAAAAAGACATATTTGAATATTCACCAAATGAAGTTAAAAATCTTATTAATAGTACTACTGATAATTATTTTAAAAAATTTACTTGTATTAAACATATTGAAAATGGTGAAGAATTATTTGCAATACATATTAGTAAAAATGTTTATAATAATTTTATTGAATTTAGACAAAGATTTAATAATTTAGAATATAATATTATTAATGAACCAAATTTCTTTGAATTTTCTAAAAATAATATATTTAATTCCGCTTTTACTTCCGATGGTACATTAACTTTTGATAATCCAAATCTTTTACCAAATACTAGTAATGTAAGTCATGGTTTCGCTTCTGAATATTCTATTTATTCAAAAAATAAAAGAGCTATTTTTAATAAAATAGAAACTGATATTATTACAACAATTGATAATAAAAATGATATTAATTTTGATAGAAAAAATATATCAAATATCGGTCAAATTTATTTTAATAATAATCAATTATTTAATTTAGAAAATTTAGATGTAATTAATATTACTAATAATAGTAATAATAATATTAATTTTAATAATGCATCTATTAATTTGAATCCAACTTTTTATGGTATTAAATGGAAAAATATTTCTATAACAACAATATCTACTAATTTTCAAAATTTATTAATTAGTAAAGCAACTGCTAATAATCTTATTCCTTATAATTATAATGATATATCTGTTTCATCGTCTGAAATTTCTGGTGAAAATATACCTATTGATTCATATATATCTATTAATATTAATGGTAATATTTTTTATTTCCTTCATAATATTCAGAATAATTTTAAATATTTAAATGAAATAACTGATATTAATTTTAAAGATTTATTAATTAATAAAGCAACTTTTAATAATACTATTTCTTATAATTCACAAGATATTATATTAAATTCTGCTGAAATAATTAATATAGGTACTACTATTTATAATAATTCAATTGTATCAATTAATATAAATAATATTACATATTTTTTTAAGCAAAATAATATTAATAATTATAATAAAATTTACCATTATGATGAATATACACAACTTAATGATTATCATAATTCTTTTATTAATATTGATTCTATTAATGATACTACTATTCGTCCTAATATATCTATTTATGGCTATAATCCTTCTTTTTCATTAAAAGTTCCTTTTAATTCTAGTTTAGAATATTTTACTGGTATAAAAAATTATGGTTTTAAAAATTTAGCACCTAATATAGGTGGTGATGATGATAAAAAAAATATTTTTGAAATTAGTTATATTGATGATTTTAACGAAAATTTTGATACTAATTTTCATGAATTAAATACTAGGCATATTTTACAACATATTTCTGATGATTATAATATAATTTCTTTAGGCGAAAATCATAACATATGCATTGATAATAGAGGTCCCGATACAATAAAATTATCAGATCCTTCTTTTGGTACTAAATGGTTAAATAATGGTGTTCAACCAAAAGCATTTATAGGTATTCAATTAAATAATCAGACACTTTATAATTTTTTACTTATTAGCAATACTTTAACTTTAGATGAATGGCAACAATGTGGTATTAATGATTTAAGTTTAACAAATTATATTATTGTAAATGGTTATTATTATTATCCTTATATCGAAACTCACTCTGAATTATTAAAACATAATTCAAGTAATTCTTCATATAAAGTATCTATTGGCATTCCTTATAATGATACTAAAATTAATAGTGATAAATTTTTATATAATTATCCTAGATATTTCAAAGAAATTGTTAAAAACACTGATTATATGTTAAATATTTATGGTAGTACAAAAATTTATGGCATTGATGGCGAAACTACTGCACTTGCTGTTAATATAAATGATATTGCGTCTTCTATTGATAATAATTATAAAATAAATGCTTCAATTGGATCTGATATATTATCTGATGTGGATAATAATACATTTAAAGTAGATGGTAATATTTATTCAGATAAAATATTTTTTAAAAATATTGAAGATAATACATATTTGAATATTTCTAATTTACATAGCAACATTGTTTCTGATTTTACCTCTAATATTTTTCCTATTGAATTAGCAAAGTCTTTTATTCATACTTCTAATTTAAATAATAATTTCACTGATGATAGTGGTACATTTAATATTGATTTAATACCATATATACCTATTTCTAATTTAGCTATCCCTGAACCACCACTTAGAAATATAAGAATCACTTCATATAATGAACCGCTTATTGATGATTATAATACTACAAGTAATTTTATATCATCATTTTCATCTATATATCAGAATATTTATACAACAGGTGACAATTCATTTCCAAATAATACACTTATTGATGATAATTTCAATGGTTATCATTTTTATAAATTTTTAAATACATCTACTGATTCATCTGTTACTAATTATAAATTACATGTTAAAGATAGTATTAATTGTGATGTTCTTATTGTTGGTGGTGGGGGTGGTTCTGGTTCAATTATAAATTATGGTACAGTATGGACATTTATTGGAAATGTTGAACCATCTGGTACAAAAATTATTAATACTGCATTAACAAATGAATTTTTTAATTTAACAACTCATAAAACTTTCACACTAAGTGAATGGAATTCATATAATATTGATTTGCCAGATGATGCATATATTGAATATTCTGGTAATTTCTTTATTCCTAGTAAAGGTGCTGGTGGTGCAGGAGGTCAAATTATTCGTTTGCAAAATATTAATATTCCTGCTAATACTGATGTCGAATTATATGTTGGTAATGGTGGCAATGGTTCTGGATCTGTAAATAATACTCCTACAAATGGTGCTAATTCTATTTTCAAAATTGATAACAATTTATTATATGTAGCACAGGGTGGCATTTCTTTAGACAATTATCACGGTCAAGGTACTGCGGGTCCAATTAATATTGCTTCATGGACTTATACTACATTTAATACTGTTTATCCTGCTATTGGGCAAAATAATATTAATAATAAATATTTCTCTGGAACAGGAGGTTCATACCAACAAATTGGAGGTTTAGGCGGTGGTGGAGGCGTTGATATAGATGGACTTACGCGTGGCGAAGGTCAAACTGGTAATGCTTTAGTAAATACAGGCGGGGGTGGCGGTCATGGTACAACAGGTTGGGGTGATGGTGCTTCTGGTATTATATTATTAAGATTTAGATATAATATTAAAAATGAATTTTATACTGAAGTTGCTGATGTAAATGATTTAACTAATACATATTTAGAATATAATTGGATTAAGGGTGAATGGGTATTAAATGAATATATTGCTGATACCTGTAATATTGTATTAACAGAATTAATTAATACATCAAATAATTTAATAAATGATATATATAATAATTCTAACTATAATGATATTACATCAAATTATTTAGATAATTATACTTCTAATTTAAATATACATAATTCAAATTATATAGATATTGTAAATTCTAATTTATTATATTTACACAATGATACATCTAATTATTTTAATGATATAAAAGATAATATTAACAATTTACACACTAGTAATATTACTGATGGTGAATTTGAAATAAATAGATTACCATTAATTCCTTTTAATAAATTTTCTAATTTAGATCTATCAACATTGTATAGTCCTAAAATTAATCATAATATTGCTGAATTTACTTCTTATTATAATTGTAATATTGATTATACTAGTACTAATAATGATGAATATTGTCAGTATTTAATATTAGAATATAATGATAATTATCAAACACAACAAACTTCATATTTTGTTGAATTTAGATATGATTGTAAAATAGATATTTTATTAGTTGGCGGTGGCGGCGGAGGAGGAGGTGTACAATCTATTAATTCTGGAGGTGGAGGTGGTGGTGCTACTATTTTTGCCAAAAATATTGATATAACTGCTGGTAAATCATATACAATGAAAGTTGGTAATGGTGGGGCTACAAAAACAGACGGTTTTGATACAGAAGCATTTGGTGTTATCGCATATGGTGGTAAAGCAGGTACAAGTGATGATGATCCAACTAAAGGTATTGGTGGAAATGGTGGTACATATAAAATAGATTCTTCACAATCTAGTGAAATTGTTGGTAAAATAGTAAGTAGTGGTATTGGTGGTAAAGGGGGTACGTCTGATAGACTTGATTCTGATAATAATAATATAATAGGCGGAGATGGTAATAATTCAGATATATTTTATAATAAAGATGATGGTATAAATACTTATTATTGGGGTGGTGGAGGTGGTGCTTCTAGATGGTATCACAATAATAACGATCAAAATGTTATTAACAATCCTCAAAATGGTATTAAATATGGTGTGTTACCAGTTGGTGGTTTAGGTGGTGGTGGAGCAGGTGGTATCAGATCTGCAACTATATCATTAGAAACAGCAAATGGTGGCATTGGATATAATAATGGTGAATCAAAAACTGCTAATTCTTTAAATGATATATTAGCAAATACGGGTGGTAATGGTGGTAAAAGTACAGGTGGTGGTGGAGGTGGTGGTTTTGATATAGATGGTAATAATATTGTGAATGGTACAGGAGGACACGGTGGATCAGGTATAATTATTATTAAATATTATAATTTAAATATTCCTTCTGAGGGTAATAGATCAAAAGGTTATTTATCATATAATTATAATTCTTATTTATGGGAAATGAATTCACTCGATTTAATTAATTTAGATATTGATTTAACTAGTGTGGATACTAATTTACTAAATACATCTAACGAATTAGTAAATTATGTTCAAGAACAATTTAATATGCATGGCGGTATTGTTAATTATAGTGCTGTTCCATTATCTTTTATAACTAATAATTCACTTACAAATAATGTAATTGGAGCACAAAATATTATTGGTTATATGGGAAAAACTTCAAATATTGATAATACATTAACATCATCTGAGTTAATATCACAAGGTTGGGTAGATGGTGTTGGTTTAATTAATTTACCAACTGATGCATACAGTGATCCAAATAATATTTATTATCCATTATTAATAAAAGGTGAAAAATTTGCAAATAATAGTATTGCAAATAATAATATAGCTGATAATACGATTACTTCTGATAAATTATATGGACAAATATCTGGT